CCTAGCTTTTTGCGCTTAATATCTTTGAAAATAGTTTAGTTGTGTAATTCATTTTAGTTGGCACTCCGCTCTTCATCCGTAGCCCAATCAGCTTCTTCCACAGGACGTTTGGTTCTTTTGCTATGATGCCCAGCGTGACCTTCTTGAATGCTGCGTTATTCTTGGCATAGAGAAATGCCATAAAGACGGAGTTCCCATTGGGCTTGTCCATCTGCCAGCACTGAAGCATATCCCAAGTATCGTCATTGTCGCAATTATACCACATAAGTATACCTTCGATCTCCCCATCTTCATCTTCTTCGCAGATGAAAGTTCCCTTTGCCATATGATAACCAATTAAGATTCTCACGTGTTCAGGTGACCAATCGTCCAGTACTTCCCCGTACTTACCGCTTGAGATAAACTCGTGAACCCGATCAATGAAGCCAATGGCTTCCTCTTGCCCGCCTTTTTCGAGGGCAACTTGTACTGACAGGAGTAAGGGGTTTCCTTTCATTAGTATCCGATTGCTTGCCAGAACATTTTTTTGTAGGTGATACCAGTATTACTCACTCTAAGATTGGACATTATTACGATTTTAGAAAGATCACCCGACTTCGGAAACGCTCCCCAAATTAAACTATTGTCATCGTAGTTTGTATCTGCGAAGTCCTGACCAATAGAGGCCTGAACATTTAAGCAAGCATTAGGAAATGCAATGGGTAGAGTTACATCTGTCTTTCGAACGGAAGGTGTCAATGTTCCCCACTGCATAATTACTCCACTGGGAAGTTTCATATATCCATTTTCGGATGTAGAAACAGTTCCGTCAACATAAGCCTTGATACTTTTGGACGTAGCCAGAGTAGTATCAGTAGCGGTAGCCATTGTGTCATCATCAATGACATCTGTCAGCTTGGCAAAGGTAACGTTAGCATCCTTGATCTTGCTAGTAGTCACAGCATCCGCAGCCAGCTTGGCTGCAATGATACCACCATCAGCTACGACAATTGCCGTGCCAACTAGTTGAGTACTTTGGTTATCAACAGATGACTGAGTGAAGGTAGCTCCCTGAAGGAGGAGGTTGAGGTCAGATGCAGTAAGCTGCTCGCCGTTTGCAAATGTTGTTCCTGGATTTAGTACTGGCATAATATTAAACTGTTCGTGTCCACATATGGACTACAATGTAAGGTTGAAGATTGTTGTGAGGAGAAGCATTGCCTGTTCCATCTGAATTTTCACCTACGTTCCCCTCGTCCGTGTCTCTAGCTGCAAGGGGAGGTCTAACACCAGTACCGCCACCGCCATCAACATTACTAGAGGCACTCTCTATTTGAACCGTGTGCTTGTGTGGTGGTATTTCAGTTACACCAAGAGTATGTGTCTTGGCTCCAGTTGTTCCATTTGTGTTGGTTCCACTTCCGACTACATCAAAGTCGGAATCAGTTGAGTCAATACCAACAGGAACCTTACCAGCACCAAAAGTTGCCCAAGTGCCAAACCCTAGCAATGTTGCTGGATCGGTTGAATCCGTTGCATTCATATAAATCGAACCAACTGGATAGGCTAACTCCAAAGCATCTGTTGCTAACTTAGCCGCCGTAACGCCAGCATCCTTGATGCCGAGCTTTCCAGCATTAGTACCTAGGGGTATAAGCTCTAGGCTTGTTTCGTCAACTGGGTCATTGAATGTTGCTTTACTAGCAATGTCCTGCAACTTTGTGTTGGTAACTGGTCCCGTTGCCGTAAACGTCTGTCCTGTGGTAATGATTGCCATAATAATTATTCTGCGCTTTGGGTTGATCTAAACGAGATTGATCCATTCGTCTCAATTGCTCGTATCTTTGGTCTTCCCTGTGTATTGTTAATTGTGTATTGAATTCCGTAACCACGGCGATTCCCTATTCTAGCACGGATGGAAACATCCTCTCCGGCAGGTAGGCTGTCACCGCTGATGTAGTCACTTAATGATTGAAGAGGTATATCACTATCTGGGTTCTCTGTCTCTGCTGAAATATCGAAGTTACTCGTGTTCGTACTGCTACTCTCTACGTGCATCTCGAACTGCTTCCAGTTCTTACGATCCATAGCACCCAGTGTGTACTGTCGTGTAGTGATGGACGCAGGGACACTGTGGGTAGTGGCCGGCTGACCAATGGAAGTAACCACTCGGTCACGCCCATCTAGGCGAGTGTCGAGCTTGTGTATGCCACCCAGTTGGTTAATGGCGTAGACTCCACGAGCTGATCCATTGCCAGCTACAATCAAGTTCTCAATGTCCCATTCTTTATTAACACCACCTGTTTCATCCGCAACCATATCAATGCTTTCCCACTGGGCGTTGAGGAAGTTGAAGATTAGGATAGCATTGTTTCTTTGTGCTTCCACAAGTACACCATTAACAGTGCAGTCCAGTGGCACTGCAATGTAGTATCGATTATCTAAGTAGACCGCACGTGATTCCTCCCAGTGATTTCGATTGATACGATTAATAGTTTCATTAATCGCTTCACTCATAGGAGTCTCAGTTCCTCGGAGATTGTACTCATCAAGGAACTGCGTTCCGTACACACCATTATCAGATAGGAAGATGACCTGATTGCCAACTTGGATAATTGATTTACGTGCTACGCAACCAACCTCATTGGTCAGTAGCTTTGCCACTGAACCCTGTAGGTTCACCGTATTCTGAACTGTGTGAATACTGTTACGATTGAATACAAGTAGGGAGTTGTCCGAGAAGGAGTGCAGCCCTACAGTGTAGTCCGCAGTACCAGCATTGAACCTGTACTGTGAGTAGATCTCGTCGTAAGTATCGGAGTCAATGATGTCAGAGATGATAACCTCGTCCAGGATTTTACGGTAAGTGTACTGCCCCTTGGTTGCATCCACTGAATACTTGAATGGCATTACCAGCCTACGCTGGTGGTATGTAGCATAAGGAGGAGCTGGCATATGGGTGAAGCCCAGTCCAACTGAAACTCTCTTGGTAAAGATAGGATCAGTCACTAGGGATGCACCGTCATTTACGTGCGTAGTAACTGTGCGTGAATCAAGTACAAACTGGAACCCTGCATTAATTGCTACACGGGCATTTAAATATGTGGCTGGGGTTATAGTAGTATCAAATTCAGCATAGATAGTAAAGGTAGTAGAGCTTGGTACTCCTTGAACGAAGAACGATCTATTGAAAAAAGTACCTTTGCTAGGTACATCATCAACCCATAGATCCATAATGATGGGTTCACCATTCACTAAATTATGTGCTATTGCTGTAGTGAGAGTATATTTATAAAGACCCTCAAAGTCCCCAGGTCCTTCTAACCCATTATTTACAGCAAGAGTAATAGTGGTAATGGCTGAACCCAATGTGAAGACTTTATTTACAACGTAGTCCTGACCAACAGTAAGTCCAGAATCTGCGCCTGTTGCTCCGCTAATACTTGCTGACATTACAGTAATGTCATCCCCGACCTTTACATCGTGAGATCCAGCAACCGATGCTATACTATTCGTAATTGCAAATTGCCCAGGTAGGCAATTAATCTCAACTGGCTGAGTGTACGTACCACTCTTGACTAGTGTAAACGCAGAACGGGCTGTACCCGTTCCTGTACCCACAGCATCAACCGTGATAGGATCGTTGACTGCATAGGTTACTGCCGTAGTCCCGGCGATTGTATTCCACTCAGCTTGAGTCGTGGTTCCTAGGTCAGTAATGGAGTAAGTGCCATCAACAACTAGGTCAGTTACCGCAAGGCTAGTGTAGATTCCGTCCCACTCTAGCGCAGTGTTACCATCTCGGAAGATGAACACCTTGTTGAATGCCTGTATCATATCAGACAATGGCGGAACCGTTTCACCCAGTGGGTAGTAGATGTCAGTTACAACATTACTCTCTAAATCCTTTGCTACCGCCTTGAGGTTGGACGCAATTATAATTGATTCGCTTGAGCTACTGTTGGGATCACTGAATGCTGTACTTGCGTAGACCTCGGTAACTTGACCGATGTCGAAGATCATCTTGCTGCCAATGACTGGGTTAGTGGTCAACCCGTTAAGAGTAAAGTTCAGCACCTGTGGCAGTACAATAGCTACCCCATAGGAGGCAACGTTGTTCCCAGTAAGGGTGTAAGTAAGTGTGCTTGTAGTGCCTACGTCCGTTACACTAAGGAGTATGAAGGTTCCGTTCGGGTCAGTCTCGCCTACGCCGAAGGAAATCCCTTCGACAGTAACCTCGTCCCCAGATTGGAAATCATAACCTGGTTCAACTGCTGGATCGTCAATTACTATAGAAGCAATATTGCTAGTTAGGCTAGCTGATCTAATCGTAGTAGGAAGTCGGGTGACATCTGTACCGATCTCTTCCGAGGTCGGCAGTCGTAGCACTTCGCCCCCTACTGCGAACGGAGCCTCAATGAGTTCAATGCCCTTTCGAACTTGTGCTTCTCCATTCCTGTCCAGCCTAACACTTTGGGCATCGGCAAGCGTTCCCTTTGTTAGTTGATCCGGGCGGAGGCGATTGTTAAACCCGACGAATCCGTAGTCACCATCCTTGGCGATTACATCATCTCGGCTTCCATATCTACGGTATTCGGGCATAGGCTACGGAACTAATTATAGGTTATACGTTTTCTTGTACCAGGCTTTAGCGGCATTCAGTGGGCCAAATGGCTTATTGCTTGCGTTCGATGCACCACCAGTGCGGCTCACACGTTTTGTTACGGTTTGCTTCTTGGGCTCCTTGGGAGTGCGCTTTGGCAGGTCGTATGTCTTCCTGTAGAAATCTTGTAACGGTCCTGTGACATCAGTTCCATAAGCACCCCTAGTGTCTGGCTTACCACCAGTTCGGCTCTCACGTTTTGTTACAGTTTGCGTCTTCGGCTTGCTCGGAGTTTGCGGAAGATTATATGTCTTCGCATAAAAATTCTTTACTGATCCTAGTATATTGCTGCCTCCTCTGGTATCTGCCTTACCACTAGTGAGGCTTGTAGGTTTAGGTGTCACTACTTTAGGTTTGCTCGCCTTTACTTCAGCCCGAACCTTTGGGGCTGGAGCTTTGGTTGCCTTGCCGTAGCTTGCCATATTCGTTGGAGTGTTGCCGGACCACATCGGTGCGGTGTAATCAATTTCAGCACGTAGTGTAGACTTGGTTTTCTTGGCAGATTCTCTCCGAGCGGATGCACGTTGTGCGCCGCCGAATCCACCCAGTCGATTGTCCGACTTGCGGAAATTTGACTTCCTTGTTGATGGCTTACTAGCGGACTTGCTCGCTGGCTTGCTGATGGATTTGCCCGCAGGTTTGCTTGCTGGCTTGCTGGATACTTTACTCTTCAGGCTGGTAGCAACTCGACTCAAGATACCTGGCTTCTTTGGGGCTGCTGGTATTGCGTAGTCCGCAAGACGTGGGTGTGGTTTCTTTGCTACTGGAGTAGCCTTACGTGCGGCAGGAGCCGCAGTGGGTGCAGCAGCTGCCTTGGGCTTGTCCCGCATTAGGTATGCAGTTCCGGCTGCAAGAGTTCCGCCAGCCATAATCTGGCGACTGAAGGCTTCGTTGCGTTTGTCCTGAATGCCCTCTGCTTTCTTCTCGAATTTTGCAGCCTGCTTCTTGTTCTGCATATGTGGCTTCGTCGGCTTCTTGGGCGGAACGAAGCTTTTACCAAAGCCCTTTGCTCCCCCGATTAAATCCCTACCAATTTTAAATAAATTAACTCCCATAATGTATATCTCTAGTGTGTTCTAATGTTGTGCTGAATTATACCACTGGAGTCCAGCGGTAGTAGGCTAACAGTTCCAAGCCTTGCGGCTCCAGTAGTTGGCGGAAAGTTTATTGCTCTTCCCCTTGGACTTGTCCGCCATTACTTGACCTGGGAAGAACCAAAGTAGAAACCTACAATGGCTAAAGCTGTTTGGCGGATCTCTGGCAGGATAACAAAACCCTGTACAGTGGACCACTCAAGGCTCTTGAATAGCCCTAGGAAGCCCTTGGATTCCGATTGGATACTAACACCTATGTCCGTGAATGCAAAGACGAATGGGGCTATTACAATCGCAAAGATGACAGCCGCTGTAATAAGACGGCGCATATACACACCGCCCCGAGCTGCCGCACGATCCGCTGAGTCATCCGCTGCAACCTGCTTCTGGAGCATACGCTCAAAGAGACGTGCCTGATTCTCGGACTGCGCTGCGATCATCTTCATTACGAAGCCGCTTACGCCCCCGCCTAGCATTGCTAATAGTTCTGGTGTCATATTAATCCTTGTTCTGGAGTTCCTTGATTACCTTGACTGCTGATGCAGTCATATAGACTAGAGTAGCAAGACCCACGACTAGTCCTAGAAGTTCGTTAATGTGTCCGAGTTCGATGGTAGCTATAAAGCCCCCTGTTCCGATTGTTGATTTGTACACGATGTCCTGCATTAGATTGCTTCTTCAGGTGGTTCAGGTAAAGGAACGTAGGAGGGTACGGTATCCGCTTGCTCTTGGGAATCCAACTCGTAGTGAGTTACGTCCAGTGCCCATTTGTAATCAATGGTTTCATTGGGGTAAGTGAGCCACCGTGTGCCTTCACCGTTGTCCTCGATCCAGTAGTCAAAGCCAATGTACTTGCCCTCCTCGTCAGCACGGTCAATGGCCGCCTCTTTAGTGTCGTAGATTAAGTACAGCATTAGTAGATGTCGTATTGATTGT